AAAGAGACCTACACATTTTTATTAACAGTGCTGATGAACCTAGAATTAATAGTTTGTTAGGAAATCCATTAGATCTTGTAATTACAGATGGTGGAATAGATTATAAGACTGCACAGGTTACTCTAAGTTCGTTTCGTCCTGGAGCAGGTGGTAATTTTGACTTAGGTGAAGCAAGTTACAAATGGAAGGATGTACACGCCCAAACCGTTATTGCAAATTTAACAGGTGATGTAACAGGTAATGTTACAGGCTCCGTAAAAGGAAATGTTCTAGCCAATGATACACAGGTGATGATTGATGCATCAACCAAGGAAATTGGTTATGCAGGAGCAACACTTAAAGGAACTTTGATTGGTAATGTAAGTGGTAACGTAACAGGAACTGCGTCAAATAGTAATAACCTCAATAATATTCCACCTTCGATCACAGTGCCAAGTCCGTTATCAACTAGCATACCTATAAGAGATTCAAACGGAGACATTACTGCTAATCAATTTAAGGGCACCGCTGATGAAGCAGACAAATTAGATGTCGACGGAACCTACAGAGTAGCAGATACAGATCCAGTCGCTAACACTGTGGCTGCAAGAGATAGTTCAGGAAATCTTGAAGCAGTGCTTTTTGAAGGCACAGCAACATCTGCAAGATATGCTGACCTTGCTGAAAAATATCTTACAGACAAAAATTATGAACCAGGTACTGTTGTAAGTGTAGGTGGACCGCAAGAAGTCACACAATCTAAGGAAGGGGATAGAGCTCTTGGAGTTATTTCTGCAAGTCCTGCTTACATGATGAATGCACACCTAGCAGGTGGACAGTTTGTTGCACTAAAAGGTAGACTGCAAGTTAAAGTAATTGGAGCAGTCAAGAAGGGTGATAGATTAGTTGCTACAAATGACGGATGTGCAAAAGCATCAACAGCATCACCGGATGTATTTGGAATCGCACTTCAAGACAGTAATCTGGAAACAGTGAAAATGATTGAAGCGGTGGTTCTATAATGGCAAATATCAAAGCCAGCGACATAAACACAATTAGACAGAAAGTTACTGATGTCTTAGGAACAGGTTCTGCGACATTTGGATATGGGCAAACAGTTTATAGTTCACCTATAACATCAGGAACGATTATTCAAAAGGTGCAATGGGATGCCGTAAGATTTGATATTGTTAATTCTTACATACACCAAACTGGAAACATACCTTCAGCAATAACAGTAAGCATATCTGACACAATCACAGATGATGCCAGCGGCGCTTATCAAAACTACGATTATTTTGGAGACGTGCTAAGGAATAATAGATTTGATGTAGCAACTGGACAGTTCGCAATTAGTGCAATAGACACAAAAACCACGAGTTCTAGTTGGAATACAAATGCATCAGCAGAATTAACAATCAATTTTTCAAATGCAACAGAAGGTAGATATTTTTTTAACAGTGGCGGAGCCATTAGGATAAGTTCTACGCTTACTGGAGGAACCAGTTCGCAGGCAAATGCTTGGACTAATCTTTTGAATGCTGTTGGAGAACAGGATTTCGTTGGAGATTTAATTGCTGCAAATGGTTACTACACTCTAACAAATACCTATCAAACTTATTTTTCAAGGGCAGCCAGCACACCATACAGTGCTAATCTATATCAACTAAAAGCAAAGTGTGATGTTGCTGATAACAGCGCAGGTACCGCACAACAGGTTACTATTAAAATTGAACTCAGCGACAGTTATGTTGATTTGGGTGCTCCACCACCAGGTGATTTGGTTGATGGAACGCTTACAATAGTAGCAGAAGAACTAAAAGCAACAGGAACACTTCAACCAACTGGTGATCCTTTTACGGTTGCCGGGCCAAATAGTTACTCAATGTCAGCAATTAGTCTCACTTAATTACGAGCCGATAAATACTTGTGAGGTAAAATATGGCAGGTGTTAACCAAAAAATAAGCAAAGTAGATTACAACACTATTCAATCGACAATTAATACTGTCTTGGGCACAGGGTCAGGAACTTTTGGTTATGGTCAACCTGTTTTAAGTTCTCAAGTTACAGAATCTGACTCGGTTACGGTAAATGAATATGCCGCACTGCGTTATGATATCATAAATGCCTATAAGCATCTAAACAATGGCTTACCACCGGATGTTGATGCACAGATCATAGGTGCAAAAGTTAGATATGATGCTGCTCCTCCCGACGCTGCACCTGTAAATTATTGGCTGTCAGTAGTTAATTCTATCAGCACGAATAGGCAGGGACTTGCAGTAAGTGGCCAGCGTGTTTCCGTAAATCATGGAACACAAAATTTTTCTAGTGCATGGGGTGCATCAGCACCTGTCGGTTCAACTCCACAATTAACTTGTCAGGTAGATGTTGAATGGCCAACAAGTGAACAGGCAAGGCATTTTTTTAACACAGGAAGTTCACTACAGTTTACAAGTTCGAGAACGGGCGGCAGCACAACCGCACAGAATACTTCATGGACAAACTTATTGAGCACGGCAGGCACAAGAATTTTTTCAGGCATCACTCCAGGAACAGGAACGTCTCCTAGCAATGGACAGAATTGGTTTAGGGCAAGGAACACGGCAGACACTTGGAGTTCGGTAACAGCATCCAGTCCCTACGCACTCAACGAATGGAACATCACAGTGCAGACAAATGACTCTCCTGCCGTTTCAAACAACAGTTCAGGTAGTTCAAGAAAATTAAGATTCTTTGTTTATTGGAACGATAATCACTTTCCATTAGGTGGAGATACTGATTCTGGAACACCAGTAAGACCAGGTGGGTATGGCCCTGACACTGTTGACGGAACCATATCACTCACCGTCCAAACCGTAAAAGCCTCAGGCGTTTTGGAACCAACGGGTTCTGGTAACTTTGAAGTAACCACTCCAACGGTCACAGTTGGTACAATCAATAACTAATAATTTTCTACCTCCATTAGACCCTCGATAAATAATATGCTACTATAATAGATAGGAGGTATTATGCAGGAACAATTGGACAAGGCACTTGAATTTGCCAATTATAGGCAGTCCTTTGCCATTCAAAGAAAAACGCTCAAGGAAAAAATTGACGCAAAATTAACCTACGGATTCAGCGGAGGCATATTCAAGATTGATAGAAGTCTGCTGAATTTTGTTGAGATGCTTATTAACAAGGGCAGAACAGAAAATGTAGTGCTGTTGGACGTTAACGATAATCCAATACTGGTAGAAAAATTGGAAGCATTCCGAGATGAAGTGTTTGATAGATACTTCACAGCAACCTTTGAATATCTTGAAGAATATCAAAAAATTAAAAAATCACGCTCCGTAGAAACACTGTTGGAAGTATAATGAACAGGGGTGTCGTATTATTCGCACACAACAACCGCCAGGTTGACTACGTTCGCATGGCTATTCTTGCGGCTAAACTAGCAAACAAAAATTTAAATGTTCCTGTGTCGCTGATAACCGATCCTTCCACTATAGATTGGGCCAAAGAATCCAAGGTAGAAAAGTCAATGACGGATGTGTTTGATAAGATTATAATCACACAGCGCCCCGATGATACAAAAAATATTAAAAATTATCACGATGGTAAAAATAAAACACCAGCACCATTTACCAACGGTAATAGATACAGCGTCTGGGATCATACTCCCTATGAAAGAACGCTGATGATAGACACTGATTATCTCACACTGACAGATAATTTATCACAGTATTGGGATGCAGATGAGGATTTGTTAATAAGTCCACGATACAATGACATACAGGGAATGGAAAGAACGGGATACCTTGACACTCACATTTCCGAAACTGGAATAGAAATGCTGTGGGCAACAACTGTGATGTTTACAAAAAATGAAAATACAAAAACTTTTTTTAATTTAGTTGAGCACATAAAAACAAAATATAGGATGTATAGTGACGTGTACAGATTTAATCCAATGCTGTACAGAAATGACATAGCGTTTAGCGTGGCTAAACACATAATGAACGGATATCAGAATATTGATGAATACTGCCTTCCTGATATTTTTTCCACTGCTGATAGAGATGTGCTGGTTGATGTAAAGGATGGAAGATTGAAGTTTTTAATTGCGCAGAATAACACTGACGGCTATGTGGCTACATCAGTCAGCAACAAGGATGTCCATGTAATGAACAAGTTTAGCATAATGAGAAATTATGACAAGCTCATGGAGTTGGCACAATGACATTCGGTTATCTAATAATTGTAAGCGACAAGGGCGATACGGACTATGCAAAACTAGCATATGCACTGGCACTAAGCATCAAGAATACCCAGAGAGAAGGATATGACAAGGTAGCATTGGTAATCAATGATAAGGAACGTATCAAGAGTTTCACATCAACTTGGGTGTTCGATGAAATAATAGAATGGGATGGTGCGGAACATTGGGATGGACGCTCATACATGGATGTCCTCACTCCATGGAATGCTACAGTGTGCTTGGATGCTGATATGCTATTCCTAAGAGATTACAGCCACTGGGCAGAATATTTTATTAAAAATAGTGAGTTATATGTTGCTAACAGGGCATACACGTACAGGGGTGAGGTAGTAACAGAGGACTACTACAGAAAATGTTTCACTGCTAATGAACTACCCAATTTGTATTCCTTTTACACATTCTTTGTAAAGGACAGCAAGTTAGTAACGGATTTCTTTAAATTAAACAGAGACATTATTAAGAATCCTGAACTGTATGCAAATAATTTTTTAGCAAAATACAAGCCCAAGATTGTTGGCACGGATGAGGCATTCGCACTGGCAGCAAAAATACTTGATGTCACCGATGAGATTGCCTATCCATTGGATTTTCCGAGAGCAGTCCACATGAAGGGAATGATACAGAATTGGCCCTATGCCGCGGAAGACTGCTACGATCACATAGGATTTTATTTTAATAAAAAAGGCAAATTAAAACTTGGTAACTATGAACAGAATGATATTGTTCATTATGTCAACAAAGAAAAAGTAACACTGGAAACAGTAAACATATTGGAGGAAATAGCATGGAAGAAAAACAATTAGAACTTCCTGATTTTGACGAATGGATTAAAACTTATAAGCCGGAGACGATAGTATACAATGCTGCTTTTGATCCCGAAACAGGAAGGGTGTTGGCAGTAGGTCCCAATCACACGGTAAATGATAAAAAATACAAAAGCACGATTGTGCTCGAGGCAGACACCGCAGAAAAAATAATATCGGGTGAAATTAAGATGAGCAAGTGTTTTATTGACCCTGATCAGGGTGAACTTGAAATTGTTGAGCGAAAGGATCTATACAAGATAGATGATGTGCTTCACAGAATTATTGTAAGAAAATATTCGGATATTAAGAAACCAGACATCTACCTAGAACACAACAGCAAGACAAATACCATGACTGTTGAACTAAGCGAAGAGTATGGTGGAACATACAAACAGAAAAAGGGCGTTGACATTGCAAGGCGCAAAATGTTTTGGGATGGCGAAACTGAACTTGATTTTACCGTAACTGATTATAATGATCCTAATGTTATTACTGATAACTTTACCGTAAGGGTAGGTGACTTGGTTGGCAAGAAAGTTGAATTAAAGGAACTAAACGTTCCCCGATTCTTTAGCGTGTACACAAGGCGCCTATTCAAGAACTATATGATTGAGGAAAGATGAAAAGAGTAATTGAGTTTGACGTATTCTTCCTGAGCTATGACGAGCCTAATGCGGACCTGCATTACGCGGACCTCTGCAACAAGGTGCCGTGGGCAAAGCGCATACACGGAGTCAAGGGCAGCGATCACGCACACAAGGCAGCGGCTGAACAAAGTGAAACTGATTGGGTGCTGACTGTGGATGCGGATAACATTGTGTATCCGGAATTCTTTGACATAGAAATTGACATGGACAATCCAGACATCCGTGCATACAGTTGGTGCGGTCGCAACAACGTGAATGGACTGCGCTATGGTAACGGTGGGTTGAAATTATGGAATGTGGAACACGTAAAGAATATGAAGACACATGAAAATGCTGATAGTGAAAGGGCGCAAGTTGATTTCTGTTGGGAAACTGGCTACCGAAACTTCCCAAAGACATTCAGCGACACTATAATAAACCATAATCCATTCATGGCATGGCGTGCTGGATTTAGAGAAGGCGTTAAGATGACGCTTGATGGTGGACTAAAGGTTCCGCCACAGGAGATTGAAAAGCGTGTGTGGTGGCACAACATACACAGGCTACGTCAGTGGAGCACGGTGGGCAGCCACGTTGAGAATGGTCTGTTTGCAATCCTTGGTGCAAGACAGGGAAACTATCTTACCAACTGCACGGATTGGGATCATGTGCGTGTGAGAGATTTTGAATTGCTAAAGGAAGAATATGAAACACACGTCAAGCACATGGAAGATGATATTGAAAAGATAACACACACAATTAAGGATCTTGGAGACAAACTTAAGAATCAATTAGGCTTCAACTACCCATACCTTGATGAACAAATGAGCAGATACACCGTGGATCTATACAACGAATCAATTAACATGGGAACAACCTACTATAGTCAAACTTATGTATGATGTATTTTTTATCAGCAGCGAAACAATTAGTGATAATGCTTGGAGCAAGTTCAAGCAGAGATTTCCTAATGCACAGAAAGTAGAACACTGTAACTCGTTTCAAAAGGTAGCAGCAAAGTCACTAACAAAACACTTTTGGGCAGTGTGGGACAATATAAATCTTGCTCCAGAGTTTGAACTAGACTACAAAATACCCGAGTGGGATGACAAATACATTCATGTATTTAAGAATGGCAACTATTATGATGGAGTTTGCATTTTCCCCAAGCATGCCAAGATATTACAAAGAGAATGGGACTATAGATTTTTTACAAACAAAAAGGAAATGGACATAGTTGCAAGCCAACCGCAGCCCTATGATGTAGCATTTATATCATATAAGGAAGAATTTGCAGAAAAGAATTACAAAAAATTATTGGAGCGTGTGCCATACGCACGGTGGACACGTAATGTTAAGGGTATACATCAAGCACACATAGAAGCAGCAAGGAAAGCAACCACTGACATGTTTTACATAGTTGATGCGGATGCGGATGTAGTTGAGAACTTTAAATTTGACATGCAGATACCCTACTATGATTTTAATGCTAGAAAGAGTGTATATGTTTGGCGCAGTAGAAATCCCGTAAACAATTTAGAGTATGGGTATGGTGGAGTGAAACTGTTTCCAAGGCAGATGACCATTGACATGGATACATCAAAGCCAGACATGACCACAAGCATATCAGACAGTTTCCGTCCAATGGATACTGTTGCAAATTCGACGGTAATTAACACGGATGCATTCACTGCTTGGAAGAGTGCATTTAGAGAATGCGTTAAGTTATCAAGCAGAACTATTGATAGACAGGACGACACAGAAACTGCTGAAAGATTAGATGTATGGTGCACGGTTGGTGCTGACAAATCCTATGGCGAATACGCCATCAGAGGCGCTAAGGAAGGCAGAGAGTATGGAGTGAAACATAGCAACGACACGGAAGCACTATACAAGATAAATGATTTTAACTGGTTAAGGGAAAGGTTCAATGAAGGATAAGGAAAGAATACAGAGTTTTGAACCCATGATGGATGAGATATCTCCAACCTTCTGCTTGGCTAAATGGCATCACACTACCATCTATCTGCAGACTGGAGAAACGCATTCGTGTTATCATCCTGCTCCCCACAAGATTCCGCTGGAGGGACTCGAAGAGAATCCTAGCCTACTGCATAATACACCTCAAAAAAAAGCCGAAAGGCAGGCTATGATAAACGGAGAGAAACCCAGCGGATGCCAATACTGTTGGAACATAGAATGCATGGGCAAGGACTATATTTCAGACAGGAAGGAACGTAACGCCAGCATTCATACCAAGGAACGATTTGATGCAATAAAAAAGGATCCAATGGCTGATGTTAATCCGCAGTATGTGGAAATATCATTTGGTAATGAGTGTAACTTCAAGTGCGGATACTGCCATCCTAAGCATTCTAGTTCCTATCACAAAGAGATAAGAGACTTTGGTCCTTATGATATGGTTAAGAACCATCGCAATGATATTGACTGGTTCAAGGTATATGAAGAAGAAGACAATCCATACGTGAAGGCATTTTGGCGTTGGTGGCCAGAACTAAGAAAGACTCTAACAATATTAAGAATTACCGGAGGCGAGCCTCTGCTACAGCAAAGCACGTGGCGCATGTTTGACGAGTTGGAAAAGAATCCAATGCCACACCTTGAACTGAACATTAATTCAAACTTTGGTGTTAAGCCCGTTCTCATAGAACGCTTTGCTGATAAGGTCAACAGCCTTGTTGAAAAAGGTTGCATCAAAGATTTTAAGGTGTTTACCAGCATGGACACCTGGGGACCGCAGGCGGAATACATTCGCACAGGACTTGATCTTGAGTTATGGGAAAGGAACTTTGACACCTACATGACCAAGACCAACCATCCACTGACATTCATGGTAACGTTTAACATACTAACCGTTACAAATTTCCACAAACTATTGGAGAAGTTCCTATACTGGCGCAAGAAGTATAACAGTAATGAACAAACCAAGTGGCAGCGCATACGCTTTGATACACCCTATCTAAAGGAACCACTACAGTATGACATAAACATATTGCCCAAGGAAGAATTTATGCCCTACATGGAACAGCATCTCGAATACATAAAAACTAATATGGATGATTTTGACAGGAACAAGTTTAGTGTGTTGGAATATGAAAAGTTTCGTCGAGTCGTGGACTACATGAAAACAACCAACTACGCAGACGAGCGTGTTACTGAAGGTAGAAAGGACTTTTATAATTGGTTTACTGAGTATGACAGAAGAAGAAATATAGACTTCATAAAAACATTCCCTGAATTGGAGAAATTTTATCGTGACTGCGCCAACTAAGACATTCTGCATACTGCCTTGGATTCATCTATATTCGAATCCTGACGGAACGGTATTGCCTTGTTGCGTTGGGGACTGGCAACAGTCAATGGGCAATGTGCAGGATGGTAAATTAGAAACGGTATTCAACAATGAAAGTTTCAAGACAATGCGCAGAAACATGCTTGCTGGGAAAAAATGCAGCCAATGCACCGCATGCTATCGAGATGAGGAGGCTGGTAATAGTAGTTTCCGCAAGCACAGCAATGAACAATTTGCAAAGTATATTGATGATGCGGTCAAGAATACTAACCCAGATGGCACGGTTGATGATTTCAAACTTAGATATCTAGACGTAAGGTGGAGCAACATCTGTAATTTTAAATGTAGGACATGTGGTCCTTTATACTCAAGCAGTTGGGCAAAGGAAGATGGTTTAAAAAATGTTTACACTTTTGCAGGTGGAGCAAATAATGACAAACTGTACAATCAATTTTTGCCACATTTTGATACCATAGAGGAATTTTATTTTGCTGGCGGAGAACCATTACTTACAGACAAACACTATGACATATTGGAGTATCTAATAGAACATGGTAGAACAGATGTAAAATTAAGGTACAACACTAATATGAGTGTTTTAAGGTATAAGAATAAAAATGTTTTAGATTTATGGAAGCATTTTTCTAACATTTACATTGGTGCTAGCCTTGACAGTTGGGGTGCCCGCGCTGAATACATCCGCCATGGAACCGATTGGAGCGTGATTGAAAGCAACATAAGAAAGATTAGAACGGAAGCACCACATATACACCTACAAACCAACACAGTTGTTTCGATACTTAATATCGCAACCCTTATAGAATTCATAGAATATATGATAGATAATGAATTAGTAGATCCAAAAAAATATAATCCACATTTTTATAATATAATAAATCCAGATTTTCTAAGTTTGCAATTGTTACCAGAAACAAAAAATATAATTATTAGAAACAAGATTGCTAATTATGCAGCAGCAAAAGGCGGAAACATCGAACAATCTTTGCAGAGTGTTATAAATGGGCTAAAAACAACCAAGCACAATTCTCAACTTGTAGGAAAATTTAAAATGACTATTGATCACCACGATAGATTAAGGAATGAGGATATACTCATACCCTTTCCGGAATTGGAAGCACTGATAGAAGAATGAAAATCTACTTTGACACACTTCAAAATAACGACTCTAATCAGAACCAACTAGCCTCACAAGGTAAAAATGACTATTGGTTGGTGGCTCCGGGCGCACCTATCAAACAAAAGTGTATTCAAATGCAGTATGATGTTGTTGGGTTGACAGATGTTAACGAAAAAGGTATATATTTTGTGGACGTGAGAGGAGATCCTAATTGGTGGGCAGGAGTATTAACCAATGCAGGAGTTCCACACAGGCACATATTGTCCAGCCTAACTAAGGAAGTAAGGAAATTAGCCAAGGAAAAGAAGATTAGGATCGTAATTAATGCGGATAGAGAGGGAGGACCCATGATTACACAGCATTGGGATTGCTTTTTAACTACGCATACCGCAATGGTTGAACTTGGATTGCCCAAGGACAGCGTACTAATATTACAGGGCAACAAGAAGATAGAGCATCAGTATCGCAGATGGCTAAAAGTCAAGGGCGTAGATAGGCTGTATGATGTAATGTATAGCAATCACTTCGGAAATATATTCGGAGATGATAAATTACCAACTGCTCCTGTCATAAAATACGCCATGGCAAACCCTACCAGCAAGGATTACAATAGCCTCAACAGAGTTTATCGTCCTCAGCGTGGCGCACACTTATATAGATTAATGAAGGATGGAGTATTAGATAAAGGTATAGTAAGTGGAAATGAAATAAAACTAAATGACAAGGATACTGAAAGCCTAGTTGGAGATTATTCTGACATAGCCAAGGAGTTTCCCAAGTTCATAGACGGCGATTGGAGCAAAACCAATGCTGCTAATCAGTATAATGTTGACATTTATAAGAACAGCCTATTAAGCGTAATCACGGAAACCATATTCCTACACGATGTTGCATTTATTACTGAAAAAATATTTAAACCCATCACAATGGGGCATCCTTTAATACTATTTGCCAGCCAGGGAACTCTTAGATGCCTGGAGAACATGGGTTTTAGAACGGACTGGTGCGGAATAGATCCTGCATACAATGACATAGAAGACAATGTTGAACGCTTCAATGCCACGCAGCAGGTTCTCAACGACTGGATAGCACTACCACAGGAAGAAAAGATAGCAAGGCTAGAAAAGAGCATGGACACCATACAGCACAATTTTGATTTAATAAGGCAGAGTGACTTCTATGCGGATGCAATTAGAGAAGCAGTTGCCAGAACGGAGAAGTATTATGAAACCGTTTAATCAATATAAACGTTTTTTTGCGTTTGGTTGCAGCCTAACAAACTATAACTGGCCCACATGGGCTGACATAATAGCAACCGAAGTTCCAGAGTATTATAACTATGGGCAGAGCGGTGGCGGAAATCTATTCATAGCCAACAGCATCGTCGAAGCAAATCTTAAGCACAAATTCACTGAAGATGATTTGGTTATCGTTATGTGGAGCAGCGTCAGCAGGGAGGATAGATATAAAAATAACAGATGGGAGACACCAGGAAACATATACACCCAAGGCGTGATAGACATGGAGTTCGTATATAAGTGGGCGGATGATAGATTCTATCTTATGAGAGATCTAGGATTGGTTGAACAGACTAGAGTTTATCTTGAAAACCTTCCTTGCGATTCGGATATGCTAAAGATGGTGGACTTTGAGGAAACAAAAATGTCTGACAACATAAAGGGAAATCATCTTGAAGACATATTAAAACTATATTCATCAACGCTTGAATGTGTTAAACCCTCGGTAGTTGATGTTGTTTATGATGGCGTATGGCCCCAGACACCAATCAAGGGTTGGAGAGGTAAAGGCCAGACAGCGGACTATCATCCAACACCACTGGGTTATCTCAAGTATCTTGAAAAGTTTTATTCTGTTACTGATGGCATGAGAAGTTATTCACAGGAATATGAGCAGAAAGTATTGGAGTGTAAGACACTGGATGATACACTTAAATTCTGGACACCAAGCGGAGTGAGTAGATTATAATGCCCTGCATAAACAAAGATAACCTACCATACGTTTTAACCTACAGCCTGCACGACAAGGAAATTGTAAAAATAAATCCCAATGTTGGAGTTCGTGCCAAGGATCACGAACCTTATGATTTTTTCTACATACAATTTTCAAATGCTGATAGTTTCAAAATGTTTAGCATAGAAAATATGGTACCTGAAGATGTTTTGCAGAAAATTAGGAATAGGAAAGTTTTTCTAATGCTTGACAACGGACTGGAACACTTTTATGAATGTGCGGATGCAATTTATCAAGACATTGTCATCAAGCACAACATACCAGCAGAGCAGATAATATTTCTTTCTGCGATTCCTGATATGAATAAACACGTTGCTAAGGTTGCACACCAATTACAGCAATCTGAAATAAAAGTAGATTGGTTTAGCCTATTTGAAGCCACGGGCAAGGATGCGGGAAGAAATAGTCCAATGGCTCTGCCAAAGAAAAAAGAATATACCAAGAAGTTTTTAAATCTTAATAGGCGTTGGAGGCTGCACCGTCCACTGCTGTTAACTCTTCTCAAATCAAAAAATTTATTGGATGAAGGATACATAAGTTTTGCACCTAGCGATGATAATAAAGGTTGGAATCATGTGTATCCACAACTACAAAATTTACACCGTGACAACAGGAAAATATCCGCAATATTGGAACAGAATAAAGACATCGTGGACATGGAACCCTTGTATCTTGACACAAAGGATCTTGTTACTAACAGAGCAATACATGAAAACTCCATAAATGAATTTTACATGGAAACCTATTTCAGCATAGTGAATGAAACTACGTATTATGAAGGAGTTCCTTTCTTAAGTGAAAAGATATTTAAAACCATTGCAATGGGGCATCCATTCATAATGGTAACAGCAGCCAACAGCCTACAGTATTTGAAGGAACTTGGATATAAAACTTATGCTCCATTCATAGATGAATCCTATGATACCATAGAGGATGATGGTGATAGGATGCTGGCTATTTTGGATGAGGTTGAGAGGCTTTGCAAAATGAGTCCAAAGGAATTGCGCAAGACATGGTTGCCAAACGTAAGAACAATAGCAAGGCACAATAGAAGCATTTTGGTAGGCAAGGATTATGAAAAATTAATAAGAACCATGAACTACTAGCACCGTTTTAAGGCGCCTTAAACGCATTTTAAGCGTCATACAGCGGTGGTATTAGGTGTTGTGCTATAGTTGAACCCAAGCACAAAAACCAGGTTTAAAATGCGTTTAAGTGCGTTTTTGTAAATACTTTTGGTATTACAGTAAAGGAACAATAAATGAAAATTGGATTTATAGGACTGGGTAAATTGGGCTTGCCCTGCGCAGAAGTAGTAGCCCAAAAAGGACATGACGTAACCGGGTATGATATTGTTGATGTCCAAACAGACAAGGTCCAATTTAAGACAACCATAGAAGAATGTGTAAAGGATAGAGAAATAGTATTTGTTGCAGTTCCTACACCACACGATCCTGCTTATGACGGTAGAGCACCAACTGCACATTTAGAACCAAAAGACTTTTCATATGATATTGTTCATAGTGTTCTCAAGGAAGCAAACGAATACATGAACAAGGATCAATTGCTTGTTCTAATTTCTACAGTATTGCCAGGAACAGTTAGAAGAGAATTTATAAAGCATGTTACCAATACACGCTTTGTTTACAATCCATATCTTATCGCAATGGGAACTGTTGCTTGGGATATGGTTAATCCGGACATTGTAATGATTGGAACTGAAGATGGTAGTGCAACTGGTGATGCAATTGAACTGGTCAGATTCTATCACACCATAATGGAAAACAATCCCAAGTATGAAATTGGAACCTGGGATGAGTGCGAGTGTATCAAGGTATTCTACAACACATTCATTTCAACCAAGATAGGTTTAGTTAACATGATGCAGGATGTGGCTGAACGTCAAGGAAATATCAATGTTGATGTTGTAACTAACGCACTTGCAAATTGTGAAAAAAGAATTACCAGTTCAGCATACATGAAAGCAGGAATGGGTGACGGTGGCGGATGCCATCCAAGAGATAATATAGCACTGCGTTACATGGCTGACAAATTAAATCTTGGTTATGATTTGTTTGATGCTGTAATGAATGCAAGAGAAAAGCAAGCCAAGAACATGGCTGAAAAATTAGTTGCACTTGCCAAGGAGAATGACCTTCCGATATTACTAAATGGAGTATCATACAAACCAGGAGTTCCTTATCAGGACGGTAGTTACAGTCTATTGGTAGGACATTATTGCCACGAACTAGGAAGAGGTCCGATGACGATTGATCCTGCTATTGATTTAGGTGGTGGTATAGAATTTAGAGCCGTTGTTTTACTTGCTCATCCAACTTTATATGTTAAACTCTCAAGTGATAGCATTGTGGTTGATCCTTGGAGAGAACACAAGTCAAGTTCTTACAAAGTTGTTCATTACGGAAATACTAGAGAATTTTTTTAGTCTTTTTCTTAATATCGTTTTTAAGAAGTTCTACGTCTATTTTAAAATCTAAATTTTTTATTGTATCTTTGTATTCGGACAGTGTTTCTAATAGTTTTTTCGCTATAGTATCAGAATCATCCTTCTTTAGTTGATCTTTTACATTAATTTCCCAGACGCGACCATCTGTGAATTCAATTATCATCTTATCGACGTAAGCGACCGGCATGGTGTCCATGTATAAATCCTTGAACACCTCCGGCCACTCGTCAACTAAATGTTTAGGCGGCTTGAAGTAATGCCTATGCACTTTTATGCTTCTGCTTCTTCTTTAGTCTTTGAAGAAGTTTTCTTCTTCGGTGGATCAAGTTCATCCGCTTCTCTGCGCAGGCGTGCTGCTTCTTTGTACATTGCATCTGCCTGGCTACGATATGACTTGGCTAAGTCGCTGTCAGATAGAACTCCACTATTCGTTGTAGCAGATTCTGTTGTAGATTGTGCAGTTGTAGTTACGTCACCAGCACCATCCTTAGGTGCACCGCTTACTAATGTATAAAGCGTGTCAACAGTCATTCCTTTTTGTTCAGCAATCAAACCATTAAGTTCTGATAAAATGATTTGACTGGTTGGTGTAGGAGTCATTAAAACATTTGCTGTTGGTACTTTTTTTAATCTCCCTTCCTGCTCCATTGCTGTAAGCATTCTTCGTCCATCTGGAAATGTTCTGATAAACATAAGTTCACCTAATTCATTTGTTTGCTGTGCTTGATCAGATTCAATCATCTTCATCAAAGAGTCATGATGCTCATCTTTGAGAGTTGCTGTAGGTAAAACTAATGCATGATCTGATTCCCCTGGAACTGTTCTGAAAACCACGGCTACCTTATCACCAGTGTTTTTCATTTTTCCAACGTGTTTGATTTCTTTAGCCATTGTTGTTTCCTTGTGCTTTTTGTTGCTCCTGTTGCTGTTTTGTAACATGCTCCAAGAACAGTGTTAATTTGTTATATGTCTTGCCAACTGCTTCTAGTTCATTAGCCTTGAATGCCCCTCTAGTTGTGGCAATATCAATAATGCTTTTAACTGCATTAAGATCGCTAATGTTCAGATCAGGTGATGCTTGTTGTTCAACCCCTGGTGTTGGTACAGGTCCGCCAGAAGGCGCACCTTGTGCAACTGTTTCCGTTTTTGCTTCTGCTTCAGCAGGAGCATCTGTGTTTTTTACTTCTTCCGCCATTTAGTTTCTCCTTAAGTATGGACAAGCCAACATAAAAAATGTAAGCTCTTTTTCTTCTTCAAACCCAACAAATGTTGCCGTTTGAAATTTGTCGTCATTTGTCACCGAAGGATATGTAACTATACAAAACCTTCCTGACAGTTTAGATCTTATCCAATTTGTAATGTTGTTGTCCTTTCTATCACCGTCTGCAACCTTAGTCTTGCTGAAGTGAGGAGGCATTGTTTCCAACTGCCTAGAATTCAAAACATCAAGTGGATTAAGTTCTAACATAAAATTATTTATAAACTGCTACTATAACTCAGTGGATTCTTGGCTTAGCCTTTTGGATAGTGCCTTGTTGTATCCTAATTTTTGAACATCTCCGCTGAATAAATATAGTTCGAAAGCAGCCCTTTCCTTTAATACTGTGATTGAACGCTTAGTAATATAATATGGCGAATCAATGAATTTGTCAAGCCATAAAAGTACTTGCGGTGTTATAGAAAAGTCCTTTGGAAAATCTATCTTGTAAGTTTTAATTTTGGCAATTTTTTCTATAAACTTAATAGCATTGTCAGTTAAGCGTAATCCGCCATCTTCTTTGCTTCTAACGTTCCACCACCATTCAATCCTCCTGTTCTTTATGTCCTCATCAGGAATATCTAGATCGGCTGCTTTTAGGAAAATTTTGGTGTAGTTGTCTTTAACGTCCATTCCACTATTCTTTTTCTCCGCTGGTAAGTCTGAATACTGAAAAGTCACTCGTATTAAAAAGTTTATTAAGTTTCTTTGCTAGATTTCTAGCATGCCCAGGATTTGAAAATGAAACCTTCTTGTATTTAGGACCAGGATAACTTGAAACAGCACTGCCGCTTTTCAGATTGAAAGGCTTATCCTGGTAAAACACAGCCCAGATGGCTTCGCTCTCGAGTATCTGTTCTACTTTATAGTTTTCTCGATTTGTATGCTCGAGAATTATTGTTGGTTTTGGTCTACTCATGTATACGTAATTCCTAGTTAACTACGTATATATTTATCCTTTTTAGAAGGAACCTCCATCAAACTTTACATCAACTTCTGTAGTTGACTTCTGTATGTCCTTGAGTAATGTGTGTATTTCTGCAACTGTAGACCCTAATCTGGTGGTTAAAAGTGCAAGTTCGCTAGTAAGTGCTCGTGCTTCTTCTATGCTGATTCTAATCTCACGCTGCTGTGTTTTTTCAGCACTACTTACTCGCTGTAGTAGTTTTTGCACCATTGCTAGGTTTGTTGGTATACTATTTTGAGACACGAGACAGTACCTGTTTCATTTCTAAATCGGTTTTAAAAGGACCCTTATATTCATAACGTTGCAATGTAATAAGTTTAGGACAAAAACTTTTAACCCAACCCTTGTCAAAGCGTATTACATAATAGCCTGCACAGTATAGACTCTTTGAATCCTTACTCTTTGTAAAAAGAGGAAGTTTTTTCTGTATGTCATACATGGCATTATGCGGAATGGTACTGGTTCCAAATCCATGAACTTCCTTTGGATTTGAATTATCTGCTTCTTTAATAATTTTTGCAACAAAGAAATTGTCACCAAATTCTCTGGTAATACTTTTCTTGTTATGATAAACTTTTACTCCATCTTCGTTTGAAAACACGAATTGAGAAAATTCATTTTTTCGAAGCGTACCGACTCTTACACCTTCACTTTCAACAATCCAAAATTTTTCATCTATTATAGGCTTTGCCTTAATGTATGTCATACTGTATACCTCGCATTTAATGGCTCAGCATATGCTTGAGCCTGATCTGAAATTTTCTTTAAATCATATAAATGACAGAACTTCATTAACCTAATACCAACCTGGCTAATGTTCTTATCTTCAACAATAGCCTCTTGTATAGTAGCATCAATAATGTTTCTAATTTCCTCAGGCTGTGCGGATAAATCAATCAATATTTTATTTCTTTCATAGTCTTCTAGCACACGATGTTCGACACCGTTATGATCAGTCCAACGCTGTAGCATAAGGTTATTCCAATTAAAACCTTTTGTTTGCCTATCTGCAAATGCTTCCATTAAACCAACCTTGTTCTTGGTGCCTTTCTTACGCACACCAGGATATGCAGAAAATACATTATCACTTGTATCACCTCTCATGCACTTTTCAAATAGTAACCATTCTGGATCAGGAGCAGGTTTGGGTTCTTTGGTCTTTTTATCTTCAACAAGTTGTCCTTTCTTATCAAAGAAGCCTTCGTGTGTGGTTGTAATTTCTTGAACACCATTGTATAGTTTTACATTTGGAGCAATTAACTGTTGAAAATCTGTGTCGGTTGAAATAATCACGTGTTCGCTATCAGGGTGTGCCTGTATCCATCCAGCAATTAAGTCATCTGCTTCTAGTTGAGGATGCTGTAGCACGGTGCAATTTGTTTTTTCACTTACAAAGTTCTTAAATGTATCAAATGCTTCCCAGAATACTGTTTCCTCATCCTGTTGCTTTTCAGTAAGAGCGTCACGTGCTTCTTGACGGTTACGCTTGTAAGGCTCATAATAGTCCTTACGCCAACTACGTCCTTCTAGACAGAACACAACATGTGTACCATTAAAGTCTTGCCATGCCTTCTTAATGCTATTAAGTGTAATATGGAAAGCCATGCCCAACTTAATGTCAGCATCACCATTTATTACATGCCTCGCACGAAAGAACGTGTTTGCAGTATCTACTATTATATGACACATTTTACTCATTATCTCTTTTAACGGAACTGACATCTAAAGACCCAGTATCCAACGGTCCTCCGTAGTCACCATCGACTACTACGTTTGCACAAAGCTCACGGAACCAACGATCCACAATATCCTCATCCTTGTCACCGTCTACACCGTAACCCTGTTGTTTTAATTGTACTATGAAATGTTCATTCCAGTCAAGTTCAAAAAAGCCATTTCGAACATTTTCCTTATTAACGTGAGTGTTCAAAACACCCACCCAAGGTTCCCTTTTCATCGTTGCCTTTTCCTTTTCTGTAAGTCCAGGCTTGGATGTGTCAGGCTCTTGTTCTTGTTTCTTGAACAGTTTCTTTATAAAGTCCATACTCATTCCTTATGTTCCGATCGCATTACCAAATAGATAAACGTGAACTCTAGCGGCCACATTGTATCCTCTTTGGAAAGCCATCTTAGCAACTGCTCCGGCGGTTGCTGTTTGTTCTTCTTCTCTGGCACCAACGGGCATAACCCATATAGGATAGTCTACGCCTTGCGCTTTAAATTGTGCGATAACATCTTCCATTTCATCCCACTGTTGCTGTTCGGAACCTACAACAAATTTTAGTTGTCCTCTGTCACTCAAACTTCTGTATTCTGCTACCACTTCAGGCTTGATTGCTTTCTTCGCAGTTTCACCTGCCACACTCCATAGTTTAGGTGACACACTAAAGAATAATTCAACATCCTTGGTAACTTCATTGTCAACGTGCCAAAAGTCCTTGAACTCCTGTTTAAGTGCCTGTGTACCATTAGTTTCAAATGTAACACTAGCAGGCATGTTGTTTAATCTTTTAAATTCTGTCATAATACCAATGAATGCTTCTTGACCATGTTTCATTAGAGGCTCACCACCTGTAACACAAAAGTGCTGTCTCTGTCCTGTGACAGGATGTAAAAACAATCCATCTGGATTTGAATCTGTTTTAAGTGTGTCAATTAGTTGACGTGCTAGTTCAATAGCAGTCTTCTGCCCCATTAGGTGCTTAAACTTCTTTGACCACGTGTAACTACTATCGCAACCCTTATCCCAAACAGGCAGGTCTTCCACACGTTTTACTGTGCTTGTGTCAAACTTTTCAAACGGCAAATCATAAGTGTCAGGATTAGTAGGATCAATCTGTCCAAAACCGTTACACTGTAGATTACACAAAAAGAAACGCACCCAAGCAGTGGGCACACCTGTGTAGTGTCCTTCACCTTGAATGCTGTGAAAGATCTCGCTGTAATAATATTTCTTGTCAGTTGCTATTGTCATTGTCTTTATTATACGCTTTCTTTTGCTCTTTGTCAACCTTTTTAGACAGCGAAAACGTGCCATTAAAGTTGTCACTCCAAACCAAATCATCGCCAATATCCCAGCCCATTTGGTTTAGAAGTTCGGTGGGTAAGGGAAGAACCAGATCACCAGTGTCCGGATCTTCCTCGACTTTTACTGTGTGTTTCAAAACGTTCTCCTTAGAAATACTTTTCAAGGACTTCTAACTGATCGTGATATTCTGCAATAATCTTAAG